GCTATGAAGGCTGTTCGGATTAGCTCGGACAGAACATTCGGGATATTGCCGTAACACATTTCGATAAGGTCGTAGTCTCCTTTCTCTACCATGCTCCGAGCAAGACTCAAGTCCTTCATGTGGTTTTGGGGGAGATTCTGGAGCTGGATCATACGGCTCGACCAACGTCCTGTTCTGTTGGCCCCGTAAAACTGGAATAACCCGTGAGCTCTCTGGTCTTTGGCAGCACAATTGAGCATAGCAATGTACTTCTTAGTTGAGGTCTTGGACAGTGCAAGCCGACCAGCGAGGACCTCCTTGATCAGATCGGGAGCATCCGGGGTATTTTTCAAATATTCTAGAATCTCAGGTTTGCCAAGTGCTGGGAACTCGAGCCCGAAGTTGGTTTTGAGCCATGTCTTGAGCTGAGCTAAACTGTTAGGATTGTCCAAGCCCGTTAGCTCCTTCATCCGGTCGGTCATCTCCTCCGTGTACACCTCATCAAAAGAGATGGCGTTTCCGGCCATGTCGAGATCGATCAAGATGCCCCGATCATTGATGCTCTGGTCTACCAGGTAGTTCCGGCGTTCGAACTCCGGGAACGGGAATTGATCCAGCTGTTCCACGATCTCGCGTTCTGCAATCACGTCATATTCGGCATACGTCTTGAATTCGCTCCACTTGTCAGGGTCGTCGTCCGGCATGTTCCGGGTTCTCATACCGTTGGACTTAGTTGGCTTGCACGGGGAACAGAAAAACCGGATTAAAGCTTTACCGGTCGACTTCTTCCCGTGCTCCCCGAGGACCAACGCCTTGGAGAGTTCATCCAGAGCCAAAGGCAGTCCGCAATAGGCTGCTTTTGTCATTGAGCAATACAATTGATCGATCGGGATAGGTAGTCCTATACGCTTAAATACGAGTCTCTCAAATACAGCGTTATGAGCCCATTTCTCAATCCCCGGATCAGTTAAAGCGGAGATGAAATAATCGGGGAGCTCCTCTCCTTTGGCCAGATCAATCACCTGAACGGGAGAGGTGTCAAAGGCGAAAGACACTATAAGGAGTTGAAATCCCCCCGATTCTATGTATTTATAGGCGCCCGTGGATTTAATGTCCTCCGGGCTATATGTTTCTGTATCGAAATATAAGCGTCTCGGCATGTTGATTATTGTTAAATTTGTTGCTGGGCGGGGATTCGAACCCCTAATCCCAAGTAAGACCCAGCATACCAACCTACATAAGGTCGTCGTCCCACGGGTTCTGGCCGAAGTCCTCTTCTGCCGAAGATCCCCCGGAGAGACGTTCTCCGTCAGCCAACTTCTGGAGGTTGTTCAACCCGCAAGCAACGCCTTTGTTGCCATTCGTGTTGAAAACGTAGAAGTTGATCGACGCCCGGCCATAGCATCCGGAGTAGAAATCCTCTCTTTCGATGATGGGGTTGAGGTTGATGTCCACGATGCCAGGACGGTTGTCCGAGTTGGCATTGACGAACATGTGCCCAGCATACTCCGGATTGTCCGGTCTTTCGGTGTCCCCGTCACGGAGGGGGTTCTTCCACGTCGGGGGAATCTTGCCGCCCAATTTGGCGATGCCTTCTTTGAGAGCCGTGTCGATGGCCTCCTTGACCCGAGACAGAGTTGCCGAGTCAGTCTTCGGGATGAGGATGGATACCGAGTATTTTGCTCTGTCGGAACCCTCCATTGCCCGGGGTTCCCATACGTTGGCGTAACTGAACCGAACTTTGCCGGTTACTACTTTGGTTGTTGCACTCATAGTTGTGAAGTTTAGTTATTAGAAAAATCTAGTTTTGCTTGTTCAATCCCCATTGCCGGACGCTTGTCAGACTCTGGGACGAGAGTGGGTTTGCCAGGAGCTTTGATGACGAGGTCCCCGACCAGTGAATCGAAGTCCTTTTTGAGGAGCTTCTCGATTGCCGGGATTCCGGCCAGTTTGACAACTTGGAACTGATCCGGGGTGTAGTCGCATGCGGTAAGAACTTCCTGAACTGCATTCTCATCAGTCCATTTCCGTATTGACCTTCCTTCGACTACCTTATACCCAGGGATCTTCTCGCCCGATATGGCTTTGGAGAGCAGGTGCTCAGATACAGCATTTACCCATTCTTGAAGCATGGGGGCTTGCTCGAAAATCTGAGCGAGCTCCTCAGTGGTCAGGAGTTCGGGCTCTTTGAACTCGTGTTTGGCCAAGTCCAGATTGTGGTCTGCCATCTTGCGACACAGAGCTTTGACTTTACACCACCTGCACCAGTGCCCGACTTGGAGTTCCCCCTCCCCGGAGTAAGCGAGAGCTGCTTTGGGTTTCACTACCTCCTCACCCCATTTGTAGAGGTCTTCGGGGGTAATCTCCCATGACGAGATTCGATCCTGCCGGGGCTGGACGATAGTCAACTTCACCATGTTGATGTCGTAGACCATTTCAAATTTGGACAAGGCCCCAAGAGCATACAGCATCAACTGAGCATTGTTCTCAGCGAAAACCGGCACGCCAGTGCCAAACTTGAGGTCTATGATCTCCATGACCCCGTCAGCGATAATGCAAGCGTCTCCAGTGCCGAATCCTTGTTCGACCCAAGCCGAGAAGTCCAGTCTCTCCTCCAGAAGAACGAGAGCGTCTTTGGTTTTCCGCAGAGCTTCCGTATATTGGTCCGTTACGTACTGGCAATAAGCCATTACGGGCTCATCCATGGCCTCAGTGTAGAGGTCACTCTTCTTCAGCTTCCTGAGTTCAGCAGACGTAACGTCAACAGGCGTTATGCGGAACCTCGCTCGGAGGTAACATTCTGCCATCTCGTGAGCCAGAGTGCCCTCTTCGGCATACTTGGAAGGCTTACCGGTTTCCTCAACTTTTTCCTCCAGTCTGGCACTGGGGGTGCAGTTGATCCACCGGTCTGCCTTTGATGCCGAAAGCATGGCGTGCTTACGAGATGAATGGTTCGGGGTTCCCATTACGCAAGGTTTTTGAGGAATTCGTAGAACGCGTCATAGTTTCGGGCATCCAGTCCCGTCACATTTCTCGCTCCCAGTTCAGTGAGCTTTGCCCGGATAGCTTCGCGGTGATTGTCCACCTTACTTGCCAGGAGAGTCCGGATGTCCTGAATGGAGACAGCGGGGTCAGAACCCAAAGAGGAGTTCGCATCCATCGGCATGGGTTCGGTCTCCTCAGTCTTTTTGGGGACTGGAGCCGGAGCCGGAGCTGGCTTCTTCACGTCCTGTGCAGGGACTGGTTTCTTGACGTCAGTCGTCTTAACTGTCACAGGATTTGCGCCTATGACCTGACAGATTTTGCGGACCATTTCGAGATCCTGAGTCTCTTCGAGGTTTGCCTCGAACTTAATTTCTACTTTCATTGGCTTGATGATTTTTGATTATGGTGTTCAGAAGTTCAATGTACTTGCTGAGAGGTATAGCCGGGTCATGGAGAACAGTTTCATGAAACAGGGACCCGAGGTGGAACACCTTCGTCTCTCCTGTTTTGACCGATAACTCGGCTCTGTAGTTCCCGTTTGTCAGAATACATGTCTCTCCTTTAAACTCGGAGTTCCATGCTCCCCTGTAGAGGTCGTCGACAGATACATGGAGCCAAGCTGCTAAACGGGAGACTTGCTCCGAATTTAACAAGGTTTTTCCGTTGAGAACCCTATTGAGAGCTGCTCGGGGGAACCGGTTATCTGGGAACAGAATTTCTGCCACTTCTTGAAGCCTGAGCCCCCTCTGTTCAATTAATTCTCTGAGATTGATAGTCATTGTGTTGTCCATGTTGTTTATCCCAAATATAATCAATTTTCCCCTGATATTGAAATTTTTTCAATCTTTTTAATGAAAAATGTTTACTTGGTGAGGAGGTAGACCACCTGAGCAATAAATGTGCTCCTCCTGCTGGGGTTGACCCGGGCATATACTTCTCGTAGAGGTTCAATGGCTTTCTCAAGCTTGAGGTCCTCTCCTTTCCTCTTCAACTCCTTGAGAGCCTTATAGACCCGGGTCCTTTCCTGCCATTCCCGAACTTCGGCTTTGTCGTTCCACCAACCAGACACGGGGACAAATTTTGAGCTGAGCACATAGGCAGATTTTCCGTCCTCTGAAAACGGCTGTTGAGTGATGGCTCCCGGAGTACAGTTGGGGTTGATCTTCTTCTCGAACGAGATGGGCTCCGTGTATGTAGGTCCCTCCCCGGGAAGCTTGTCCATTTTCATGTAGTGGAATCCGAACTCGTCCTCATACTTGAATACTACGTATTTTTCGGTCTTTTCCATAGTTATTTGTTTAAGGTTCTTGCTGATATTCTGCATTTCTCGCCGAAGTAGGTAAATGTCTGACCGTTAGCTGCAATGTCTTTCAGTTCAGACTCAGTATAAGACTCATACTCGCCTTCAATGTTGATTCGAGTGGCTCCTTGGGAGTTAGCCAAAGCTCTGAAGGAAGTGAAGACCCCCTCAACGTATCCCATTCGAGTGACGATGAGTACTGATTTTATTGCTCTCATAGTTGTGTAGGTTTTTTGTTTACACTACAAATATAATACTTCTGCGGTAAATACTACGATAAAATCAGCATTTTTTTCCGTTTGTTTTGAGAAGTCCCATCATGACAATTTCGAGAGGGTTGTGTGAAGCTGGTTCTGACTGTCTTTGGTCTTCCACCAATCTCTCCCACATTGAGCCAGCTTTAAATCCGATGAATGCCAGGAGCTTCTCCTTTCTTGTGAGAGGTTTGTCGGTTTTAATGCCAAACTGGTCAAGAATAGACTGAATCCCTTCATTGACAAAATCCGACTGATTGGTAACTGATTCTCTGTGAATAACTCCGAGGAGAACCTCTCCCACATTGCTGGGGTCTTTCAGCTCCTTGGATACGATTCCGTTATAATAGTTGTCCGATTTGGGGTCCGGATCTGCCGGGAGGTCCCAGTTGAATTTTTCTTCCATGTTTTACTATTCGTTAATTCCATACTTACCGCAGACGTATGCTTCGCCAGTCTTGAAGCCCATGCAGACGAGAAGAGCCTCGCGTTTGGTTAAGGTGTTGTCCATGCCGGACAATTCGTTTGCTAACTTAACCATCTCCGACAAGACTAAAGAAACATGACTAACTGTCTCCTCGTCAAGGCTGTCCACTCTCTTCTGCATCCTGTCTACGAGCTCTACTGCTTTGTCGGCGTCCATCTCCGGTCCGATGAGACTGGAGAAGTAGTCATCCCTGATAGCCGGCTGTGCCGGCTCATTCCATGCGATTTTTTTCATTGTGTTCTATTTTGTTTGTTGAAAGCCTTTTCGTTGGATGAGGTCCTGGAGCTCCTCTTCTGTGTAGCAGGTGGAGATGAACCCGTTGCTGAAATAGAGGTCGAAAGCACCCGAAGGAAGCTGGGTAACCTTAAGTCCTAAACCGTTGCTGTTAATGTAACTTGTAGTTGTCATTGTCTTATCCTTTTGTTTGTATCACAAATATAAGAAAAGTTTTTTGAAGTAAAAAATTTTTTGATTGAAAAATGAGAAAAAAGTTGGGACCCCTATTTTGGAGCCCCGGGAATTAAAACTGTTTGAACCCGTAGCGGTTGAGTTTATGCTCCAGGAGCTGGAATTTCATATACCCCATGTCCAACCCGGTTCCTACCAAATTTACGAACGGGATTCGGCTGGTGATGAAGACCTCCATCTCGGATCCCCCTGGGGTCCTGTACCTATTAATAAGTACGTGCTCCTCAGTGAGGGGGTCAAACCTGTCTTTTACATTGGCTGCCCATTTCCGGGTCATCCCGTTTTTCAGTAGGATGGTCCTGAGTTCCGTCATGGTGTAGCAGAAGGTGTGGACTCCGTTGTTGAAGGTAAGGCTGAATGCCCATTTGAACTGCCCGGAGGAGAATTTGTTGATCTTGAGTTCGAGTCCTTGATTGTTGGGGTAGGTGATGGTTTTCATATTGTAGTTTGTTTTTGTTTGTATCACAAATACAATACTTCTGCTGCAAATACTACGATAAAATGCTGGAAAAATAGCAGAGAAACAATAAATTTTCCATTGTTTCTCACCTAAGTGGTTGACACTCAATGGGTTAGGCCCTAAAATCACCCCCGGAGAAACAATGTAAACAATGATTTCTATATAACCTTTTTATAGGGGGTCTTATCCTCTTTAAGAACACTATTATCCAATATTAGAACACATATTCCCTATTCAGGTTTTCCTCCTATATTATTGTTTACATTGTTTACAGGGGTCTAATTCATTGATATTCAATCGATTATGAAGAAACAATCATTGTTTATTATTGTTTCTCATTGTTTACTGCTGGTCACTGCCACGGGGGCCAATACACTCGTCTTGGAGACACAAAAAAACCCGGGCTCCCCTAAGCCCGGGACGGAGTAGTTTCCTAAAATTTCCAGCTAAAGCCGATCTCATACCCCGATCTGGTCAGCTCGAAGTCCCGCATATAGGATATATCTACTCCGAAATTCCTGTAATATATGCCTCCCCCAGCCCCAACCTGCCCGAATGAGTTAGCCGAAGCTCTCAGAAAGGGGGACCATTTCTGGGACCTCGTTTCTTTGATCTGTTCTCGGACGGGGATATACTTGTACGTAAGATGCTGGAGAGTGTTGTATTGGACTGTAGCCTCCCAGTCAAATTGGCCAATTTTGGGATCTTTGAAGAATGTTCCAGCGTATTTCCTGGTCGTATTCCAGTCCAATATTGTCCTTTTTACGCTCTCCAGAGTATCCACCTCCTTTTGGTCCTCCCCAAAACCCCCTCCATTTGTGATTTCTGGGGGTGTTTGGGGAACCTTTTCCTCCTGGCCCTTATAGATATATATCAATTTGATTGGATTCCTAAAACCCTCCCATTTTGGAACCAAATCCGGGACTTTGACCTCCCCCTGAATTGGGGGTAAATCGACGTACTTTATAACGGTCTTTTCCTCGACTGTTTTACGCCCGATTATAAAGCCTATACCTACAAGAACTATTGTGCAGAGTACTCTCTTTAGTAAGTCCATATCGTGTCCTGCGGGAGGGTTTTAGAAGCATCTACGTGGATAAAATTCCCGTCGATGCCTATCCTCCGGATCCGCAATGCAATGGCTGCCTGGAGGATCTTCATCCGATTGGGGCCCGAGGCACACCGGATGTCCACTGCCAAACCTTCGGTGTGAGCACTGTTACCGGACCGTCCTTTTGCCTTATCGTGTTCTTTGGAACGATAAGCACAATTGAGGACGAGGGGGATGCCTGCCTTTTCCCGGAGGTCATCCAGGAGATCGAGGAAGTCCTGGTCCATGTCTTCGATGGAGCAAGACGGATTGCATCGCTCGAATTCTTCGGGCTTAAAATACTTACTTGTCTTCATGGCATTCAAAATCTATTTGAGTTTTCTTGCTGACCGATCTCTCCATGTATGACCGGAGAGCCCGGAATATGGGATGATTCGAAATGATTGCGGAGTTCTCCAGAAAGCTCCAAAACTCAGTCCCGACCACAAAAGCAGCGAAGAAGTTGGCAAGGCTGAGACCTCCCAAGTTCGGGAGGACATGCACGTCAAGCATGTAGGCCATGCCAATACCTATAATGCTGAGCCCCAACTTCCAGCACGTGTCCCACATTTTCTCGCTTTTGAACACATATTTTTGATGGGCTCGTTTGTGGCGCTTGTAGTCAGCAATATTTCCAGTTATGAAGTCGACGATAATGGCAATACAGACACAGAGGATAAGGACCTGGACCGGAGCTAAAAGCCCCCAAAACCCTACAATGCTCCCGCATATCCATTTTCCCGCTCTCATGACTTCCTCCTCCATATCTGTTAAACTTATAATTTATTACGTCCTATAATCATTTTACGAGACGGGGACTCCTTGTATTCAGTACATGGAGTCAGTAACCGCAGAGCTTTAAGGTGATTTATAGCCTTCTCGAGGTAGGCTTCCCCGATGTTCCGTGCTTCGTTCGAGCTACGGATGATGATGTTGTCTTCTACTCGAGTGCTGAATTCGCCATCTTTGTACCTCACCCCGAAGGCAGTGGGGTTGATTGGATTGTTGACGATGAATCGGGAATACGCAATGTATGCAATGGCGATCTTGAGTCCTTCGCTTCGACCATCCCCGGAACAGACACCATCATAATACCCGCCTTCCATGGCGGCAGTGTACTGATCTTTTGTAATGGTTACGTCCCCGTATTGGAAAGGACCGGGGCCGGAAAAGTCTGTCTCGTCGAGCCATCTGTAGAGATTGGCTCCTATGGCATCCACCAGTCTGAGAGTCTCAGCCTCCCGGATATATGGCTCCAGTCTGGCCGGATCGTTGATGTTCTCGGCTATCGGCCGAACATTCCGAAGGTCGTTAGAGTTGAGTATCATCGGGCATGAGTTTTATAATCTCCTCGTCGTAAAGCCCATAAATGAGCTTGAGCATGTTTCTCTTCTGAACAGTGGAGAGCATCTGGTCCCGGATAATCTCCAGTACCTGAGTCATGTTGTCCTTGCCAATTCTGTCTGCTATAGACTCGCCGGCATTGTAAGTGAGAGACTGAATAGCGAAGTCGGGATTTTCCAAAGGAGCCCACCAGTACTCAAAGATCGATACGAAAGTCTCCTCCAGCTGCTGACGCTCCCTGACTGTAACAGAGTTGTAGTACTTGTAGGCATTGGTCATGAGATCAGCCCCAAAGTTAGCCCCCACGTCAACAGCTCGAAGAATGGGAGGCTGCTTGAAGGCTTGACCAATGTTTTCCGGGATGACTCTCTGCGTTACTTCGAATGCTTTGTCATAGTTCTCCCCGGAGAACCTTATGAACTGAGGCACCTCATCTTTGGACTTACACTGAATGTACCACAGTTGAGAAGTGTTCTCGTCTCCTTGAAACTTGTTGAGCTCTTTCTGGGTCTCATTGACTTGGGACTGATCTTGAGTCTCGTCCTTGATGTCTACCAAGATCCCAGCTGACAAGAAGTTGGAGCATGCGTTTCTACCGGCTACATTGGCAAGTGCTTCCTCAGTTCTCATGTCCGTCATCTCAGCGATGAAGATGGGGACCGGGTAAGAGGGACTGCCTTCGGAGTCTCCGGAGAAGTAGAGTATCTGGCCATTGTAGTTGTCCCATCCGCCAGCTTCTTCTACCTGGTTCAGGATAACCTCCGGGTCCGGGTTGAAGAGGTGAAACCACTCAATGTCGGACGGGGACCACCGGGATCTCGTCTTGTCTCGGTGACCCCAGTCAGGATGATATGCCGTCCGGCCAATGAATCCATCGTCGTCTGCCTTCGCAAGTCTGAGAGACTCGAACGGAATGTGGTGAATCGAGCTGACGCGGAAGTTCATATTGTAGTTAACATGGATGGCGAACCCATGCCATAACGTGAAGTCTTTGCAGACCATGCGGAGGATCTTATCGAGCTTCTCCCCTTCTTTGTTGACCCGTAATTTGTAGATGCCGGGATCTTTGAATCCGTGACCGTATACGAAGTCATTGTATATGCTCAAGCAGGCATTGCCGGTCTTTGAAGCCTGAACAATCTCGCTGACTGTCTGGGGAAAGTCGTTGGTATCTCCGTATGTTTGGATGCCATATTGTCTCCAGTCCCGGGATTCGAACTGAGGAGCTGATTTAATCTGTGCAACTTTCATACTGGCGTAATTTTAATAGTAGGAGGGACGGGAAGCGACCCCGTCCTATTACCAGTCCTATTTGGACCCTCCTTTTTTGGCCCCCTTCTTGGGAGCCTCCGAAACGGGATTGACTACCCGGTTGTAAGCCTCTTCGATCTCCCCGGCAGACATTTGCGAGTCTGCATAGGCTTCTTTGATGGCTTCCAGATCCATCCCGGCGTCGATGAACTCCTTCACCTCGGTGTCGATGTCGGCGGGCTTCTCCTCGGTCTTCTCCTCGGTCTTCTCCTCGGTCTTCTCCTCGGTCTTCTCCTCGGCGGATGCCGAGTCGAGAATGGCATGGATTGCCTCCATAGCTTTGGAGTACTCCTCGAGCTTGGCGTTCAGCTCGGTCTGTTTCTTGTTCAGCTCTTCGAGTTCTGCTTTGACAGAATCGATCTGCTTGCTCAGAACCTGAGCCTGACGCTTCTTGATCTCCACGTCTTTGTCCGGCATCTCCTTGCCGTAGCGAGACATGAATTTCTCCAGTCGGTCGTTCAGGTCTTCGGGAACTCGGGTGAAGTACGAGAGTGCATCCTTGTTGAATGCGATGTGGTATAAGCAAAGATCCTCCGTGATGTTCCTCGGGGTGAGGATCTTGCTGAACTCTTTGTTGATCGGGTCGTGGAGCAGAGTACCTGCTCGGAGTTCGTAATCGGGGTGTGCTACGTTTTTCATTTGTTGTTCTGTTATTCGTCTTAATGCTAAGTCGGCTTCGATCAGGCAGAAGCCGCATCGGGAAACTGACTTATTCAAAAAGTACCGAGAAAGTTCATCTACTTCCCGGTGGAGAGCGGGGTTCTTTTCCAACTCCAAGGTATGAGCCCTGTAGGCTTCGCCTCTCAGGGACCCATACTTGGATTGGTAAGCTCTCAGTCTTTCGAGCATGTCAGCCATGAGTGTTACCCTTTCGGGGCACCTACATAGGTGTCCAGAATGATGACATACTCCCCGTCGACGTACGTCTTCTGAATTTTTGCGTCGTCAACCTTGTCACCCCACTGAGTCGCTGTCTGGGCGGGTCCTGCGTTGTTGGTGTAGTACAGTTTGGGCGAATTAGCTGCGGCTCCTAAGTTGTCGGTGAAGATGTAGTTTGCCGGAAGTCCCGATCCCGGGAATGCAACAGCCGGATTCGGAGACGCAGGAGCTGCGGGCATGTTCACTTTGGCGAATGACTGACAGTTGTCTCGAGTCAATGTGATGGGAACCCTGTTTCCTACGAGCTCCTCAGTGGCATTCAAGAACTGTATCAGACCCTTTACCGTACACCCCGTTCCGCCTCCGGCAAGGAGTCCCTCGACCATGAGGTCTGTGGTCTTCTCATCCGTGTTGAAGAGGCTCATCGGGAGCGAACCTTCCTGAGCGATGGTACCGTTGGCCAGAGTTACCTGGTAAGCGACGCCGTCGGTCATTTCGGTAGTGACAGTGATTTCGGTGAGCTCCAGCCCCGAGTCCCAGCCATACACCTCGTACTTGGTGTCCCCGTTGTCGCCGGTATCGTTGTTCTCAACGATAGCGATGACGCGGGCATTGGTCAGACCGTTAACGAACTTCTTGGCTGCTTCCGACTTCTTGAAGATCCGGACAACCACGTTGTGTTGGTGAGTCTTGAGGTACGTGCCAGCATTGATGGTGTCCGAGCCAACTGTTGCGTTGGGCAGCGAGTCGACTTCATAACCAGTGGCACCGGCCTTGAGGATGAGCGAAGAGATAACGTTGTCAGTTACAACAGACTTCGATTTGTCGACGTCCGAGTAGCTGAGGAGAATCACCCTGGCGGTGGTGCCGGCGATTGCCGGCTTACCACACACCTGGTTGGTGAATCCTGTTTTGATTTTAGAACAATCAAGTCCTGCCATTTTCTTAGATTTTTGAGGATTAGATACCTACCGAGAACAGATCCGGGTTAGTGAGCTTGGCATCCGCCCGACCCATGAGTTCTACGTAGACTACGCGGTCTTTGTACTCGTACCAGATCCGCATCTTCTCGAAGCTGTCGATTGCATCAACACCTATGCCGAGCACGCTCTTCGAGGTGAAGAGAATTCGATGGGGGTTATTGAGCTTCTTGCCAGTGTCTTCCGACGTAGCGATGATCTTGTCCCAGATGGGCATTGCGATGACCGGGATGCCGTTGAAGCTGAGAGCCTCCATGCCATTCAGCAGAGCTAAGCGAGCCGACTCGAGGCAGCAAGCGTCCATAAGAGACTGCTGATAGGCATCGTAGACAGACTGGGTAACGAGGATAAATTTGTCAGACTGCTGACGGAGCAGAAGCGGGGCACTGAACACGACCGACTGAATGTATTCCTTGGCCTTGTCCGGAGTAAGCTTCTGAGCTGCGTAAGATGCCCCGGCATTTTCCGTAATTGTTGCTCCGCGCTGGGATGGATTGGCTGTAACCTGCGTGGTAATCTGTTTCCAGAAACCGTTGATGATGGTGAAGAATTTCAGGTCGAGACCGTCCGTAATGATACCACTATTGGTAACATTCTTGGCGTCCTTGTCGTTGAACCAGAACAGGCGGTACCAGAAGTCCATGATGGAGCGCTCAAGAACCTCGATGACGATGTTCATGTAGTCCGTGTCCGTGAAGTCCGGAATGTCGACGCCGGTGCGGAGAGAGTAGATAGTTGCCGACTGCTGAAGGTCAGTGTAACACTGGGACAGGAGGATCTCCCAGGTGCCGGGTTCCCATTTCAGCTTGCGGGTGTTGATGTTCCACGGCTGAGGAGTCGGGTTACACCCGGTGTTGACCACGCCGACCATGCCACCCTCCCCGATGTAACCCACCTCGGTGTTAGTGACGATGTCGGGGAAAACTGTGTGAATGGAGTTGATGTCAGGACCCTGAATGGTGTCCTCCATAATCATCTCCGAGATTGCCTGAATGACCCGTCCACAAAAAGTGAACTTGTCCATGTCGAGGAATCCGCCGTTTTTAACTGCCATAGTTCTTAAAGTTTTTGAGTTTGACTACTTGAGGATCTTTTTGGCAGCGTTGACCTTCCGGAGCTTTTCGCGAGCTTCGTTTTTCAGGTCAGCTGCCGAGGGTTCGGGCTTCTTGCCTCCGGGCAGAACCGTCTTGCGATTCTTCGGGCGGTAGTTGCTACCACGGAGGTTGCGGAGTTCATTCTCCTGCTCCTCGATGAGGTTCGTTGCCTCGTCGAGCATCGCCTCCAGTGCTGCAACGCGGTCCTCGAGAGACTCGGTCTCTTCCATCTCGATTTTGGTAACGATGTTGTCCTCGACGGTAACTACCCGACCGTCCTCCAGGACGACAGTGCCCGACGTCTCGCCGTTGGCGAGAGTTGCCTCTACACCTTCGGCCAGATTGTCCTCTTCACCTACGGTCTGGAGAACGACCTGACCCTCAGCATCCAGATAGTCAAAATTGGCGGGAGCGCCTTTCTTGCCATTCCGGAATGCCTTGACCTTGCTCATGAACTTCTCATAAGCGCTTTTCTCGTTTTTTGCCATAGCATTAAAAATTTGGTTTGTGTTGTATGAATTGATTTTGGAAATGAATCCCAAGTCAAGAAGGGATTTGGCATCATGGATTCGCTCCTCATGCATGACATTGCGGAGCCGTTCCCGGTCTTGACCTGTCCTCTCGACGTACACGTCGAGAATAGCCTCCTCCTCCAATGCCAACTCCTCGGCAATGCTGCGAGCGTCGTCTGAAGTGAGCCAATCCCCTACAGGCATGTATACCCGGTGGATGAGTGCCCGGCAATTCCTGTTTGCCGACCGGTTCTCTGCCGGAGCTGCCAACAGGATGCACACTGCCATCGAGTGGCATCCCCCGACAATATTTGTATATATCGTCCTCCCGCTCATGCGAAGGAGGTCGTAAATCTTGAAGCCCTCCTCAACAGAGCCACCGTCACAGTCGATGTTGATGCACACCTCCTGTTCGTCGGGGTGTTCATCAAGTACCCGGCGGAAGGTCTCCACGGAACAGATCTCTGAGGTACCTCCCCAGAGCTCCATCATAACCCGATTCTCCTCGGAGTCAATTGCGCCTTTTAAGTTGATGAATATCATGTGCCAAATTATTTCGATACAAATATAATTATTCCTAATAGATATTGAAATACTATTTGTGCTGGACTATTTAAAAATTAGCCCGGTCCTGAATCTGCACGTAGTTAGCATCTTCCCTCCGGATGTCTTCGATCGTAGCAATCACTCTCACCTGGCCAAATGCTTTTTGAATTGCCCTCTCCATATCAAGCCGATTCATGGGCTCCGATGCCTCAGCGAATGATCGGATAGCATATCCCCCGTCCGACCCAACTTTAGTGAACGGTACTCCGCCACCGAGTTCGTTTATGGCTGACAGGAGAGGAAGGAACATACGGCTCGACTTCTTGTTAATGATGGTCTCTCCTCCTTCGGCCTCAATGTGCACTCCTCCAGCGGCATGACTGGGTCCCTCAATGTATTTACCTCTTGCGGCTTTCGGCAGAGGAGCTGCCCAAAGAGCTGCCATCTGAACTGCTCCCAAAGCCGCAGCTGCTGCAATGAACGGTATAGCCATAGGGAATCCCATTTTAGCGGATGCCATGATGGAGATGGCAGTATTGATGCCAATCTCAAAGGAGCCCATTGCCCTCTCTCGGATAGCTTGCTCCCGTTCGATTTTGGCCAGTTCCTTCTCCTTCTGTTTCTCCATCTTGATTTTCTTCTCGTTGTACTGGGCTTCTGTGATTTGGCCATTAGCGTACATATTTGCCAAAGCCTGTTCCTCCCGGCTGTACTGTTCCTCTACCTCCTGAGCCCGACGCTCCCCGAGAGCACTGGCCAAGTCGTTGAAAGCAGTGGCGAAGCCGGAGGCCATTTCTGCATACTCCTGGAGCTTCTCGATCCTCTCCTCCCACAGAGCTTCCTCGTTCTCGGCCATCTCGAGTTGGATCTGAGCAATGGCGTCCTCGTTTCCTTGAGCTGCTGCCAACTCGGCCTCCAGATACCTTTTTCGGATCTCATACTTGGACTTGTGATTTAACTCGGCTTGAGTGAGCTCCTTGTCGAGGTCCATTTGCTGGAGACGAAGATTGTTGGCTCGGAGCTGGGCCTCCTGCTCATAGGTTTTCCCCCCGGCAGCTTTCCTGGCTTCGATTTGTTTCTGGAGCATCTCATTCTCGAGCTCCAGCTTCTTTCTCTCGTTGTCCGCTGCCTTTGAGAGATCTTCGGCATACTGTTCGTTGAGAACTTGGTTGAACCGGTCAAGTTGCTGTTTGGTAGCGTCCTCGCGGATCTTTTTGATTTCATCCTGGAGGTTCTGCTGAATCTGTTTCTCGAGCTCGGCTCTGTTGACCAAGAACTGCTCGTAAGCTGCATACTCCTTCTGGTATTCCTCCTCGCTCATACCCCTCACGAATTGGGGAGGCTGAATGTTGGCCAGCTCCTTCATGGCATCCTGGTACTTCTGAGTCACCTGAGCAATCTGCATATCGACTGTGCCTCCGGAAGCTACAGCCAATATGTTTGCTCTCACCCCCGCAAGGTAGTCATTGAGCTGTTTGGCTTGGTTCTCGTAGAACTGCTTGTCAGACCGAGCCATGGCATTCAGAGCCGTCTGATACTCCTTGTTAGTGATTTTGCCGTGAGCTTTTTGAAGAGCGAGACGCTCCCGGGCTCCATCCTGAGCTGCCTTGTAGAGTTTCCTTTCATACTCCATCCGGATGGCGATGCTCGTAGACTGGAATGTTGTTTGAAACCTGAGATCGTCTTCCCGGATTTTCTGCATGGCTTCCGAATTCTTCAAAGCAACCTCCAGAGCCTTATCGGCAATGGACTGCTGAGCCTCCCGATTGGCTATTGCAGTCTCGAGAGCCAAATTGGCAACTGCAGCTCCTTCATTCTCGATTGTCCGGAACAGTTCTTGGTATCGACCTTTCAAGTCGTCGAGTTCCTTTTTGGCCTCCTTGTATTTGTTCAAGCTTCCTGACCACGTGTTGAGCTCCTCCTCCTTGGCTGCAATCACCTTCTTCAAGGAGTCGAACTCATCCATTGCAGCCATCTGTCTTTGACGAGCTGCACTCATCTCAATCTCGCGCAGTTTGTTGGCTGTTTTGAGCTGAGCTTCGGCAATCTGTTCCGAAGTGGCATGATTGGCTTTGAGATTTTCTATTTCTCGCTTGCCCCGGATCTCCTCGGCTTTGGACAGAGTGTTCCGCTTGGTCTCGATCTGGTCCAGTACGTATGTGGAGGCTTCGGCAGCTCGATTGTATGCCTCCATTGCCCGAGTTGCTCTCTCCTGAGCTTCCGTATTACTGTTAAATGCGTTCGTAAGAGCAACCACTCCAGCCACCAATCCGCCCACTGCCGCTGCCACTAACACAACAGGATTGGCAGCCAAAGCCGCGTTCCAAAGCCAGGTAGCAGCTGCTGCTGCTTTGGTGAGTATATTGCCAGCTCCCTGAACGGCATTCTTAGCAGCTATAGCTTTTGTCTCGGCGAGAGTCTGGTTGATGCCAACCAGCTGAACCAAGTTGGATGCAGCACGATACGTGGCTTCGGTCTTGGAGAGAGCTGCCTGGAGAGAAGACAAGGAGGAGAGAGCCGTGATGATGGTTATCATCTTCGTCATGGTAGCATTGAGCTCCTCGTTCTCGCTCCCCAGTACCTGAGTGGCTGTGGTCCATAAACCGTAGACGGAAGTGATTGCCGAAGTTGCATCCGTAACAGCTACCAGTGTGTCGATTCCTCGTCCAGTCTGGTCGATGGCTGTATTGACCGTGTCCTCTGCCGCCTTGAGCTCACCAGCTCGCTTGACCATCTCCTTGAAGGATGCTGAACTCGTATCCCCGGCTTGAGCCATCCGGATCAGAGTGTCTGTCAAGTCGTTGAGCTCCTGTTTCAGGTTATCCGTTGCCTTCTCGTAGTTACCAACGGATCGGCGGTAGTCCCCGAGTGCCTCCTCCTGAGCTTTGAGCTCCTCAGTGGTCTCTGCAATACGCTTTCCGAGCTCGGCTTTACGAGCTGCGTCCTGCATCGAATTGCCCAACTCTGCAAACTCGGCATTGTCCAAAGCCAACTGAGTTCTGAGCTTGTTCAGACTGGCCTCCTGTTGGTTTTGGAGCTTGATGTTATTCTGGATTTGCTTCTGGTACTTATTCGCCTCGCTGTTGATTGCCTTGATCTGGTTGTCAAGTGCGTAGTATTCTTGGGCATTCTCCTCGGTCACTTTGCCCAGAGCCTTCTGTTGATCCCTCAGCTCCTGGGACCGGAGTTTCAATTCGGCTAACGTCTTGAGGGCATCCTCAGCTGTTACCCGGACATTGTAGATTGTACTTTTCTGTTCTTCGGCCATATCACATTCGTATTAGGTCCACTTTGGTTATCTTCCCAGCTTGGAAGTTGTTTATCTTTGAGACGTAGAACCAGAACCCATGCTCTTCCAGCCATATCGGGTTGAACAGGTCCAGACTTTGGATGTCAAGCGAGTCCAGAAGGATCTGGGTCTGTAGGATCTTTGGTCTTTTGAGTATATTGTTGATGAGCTTGTCGTAGTACTTAGGAACGTAGTAATTCAAATTTTTGAAATATGCCGTGTATAGCCGTACTCGGGTAAGGGTGTAGCCTACACTCACCTGGGGCCACATATAGTCAGACTTATTGATGTGGACTACCATCGGTTTACTGAGAGCATTATACTCCCAAGTCGTCTCAGTCATTTCCCCGTTCTCCATCCGTCCTCTATTGATAGTCCAAATCGGGTAGTTAGCAAGTGTATGAATCTTATTTGTAGTGTCCCAGTCATAGAGGTCTTGATTAAGTCCGGCTAAGAACCCAATTTGGAACAGGAGTTTTGTGGGCTGGAGGTTGACGTCCGGGATGCTGAACTTGTACGAGTCCGTAACATTGTTGTCCTTGTTGTCCTCCAGCTTTATCTCGTTGGACTGGGCATAGCTGGATAACTGGAAGGTAAGTTTTGTGTCCTTTCCTTTTATCAGCTTGTCAGACCAATTTTTTCCGGACGAACTTCGTCTATTGTAGAGCTCCCGAACTGAGTATGCTCTTGCTACTTTAGTGGCGGGATTCACGTCGATGGTCAGCCCGAACAGCTGGAAGAAAGCTTTGACTATGTCTCCCAAGCTCTTGAACCCAGTCGAGGCCAGGAGGTCATAGGTTAGCCCGGGCTGGGGCTTATCCCCCGGCGAAGTTTCCGGCACGGGAGGAGCAGTAATGCTGACCGGGAATCTCATGTCATACTGATTGGCAGAGGGATTGACTGTGGTGAGAGATCCGGACACCAGGATGTGCTCTCCTGCCTCCATCGGGATGTCGACCGAAGCGCTGCCGGAAGATCCGGACGACCAGGATCTGGTCAACACTATAGCACTGGTCCCGTCGTTCTTGTAATGGGTAACTTGGACTGCCACAGAACCATTCCGGATGGCAGAAATATTGGACCATGAGAAACTGAACGTGATGGTCGTGTCCCACAAAGTCATCCAGCTGAATGTTCCGGATACGGTGCCCATCATCAAGCGTCCAGCGACCGGGTCACTGAGAGTTACTCCGGGGTATCCTTGCCATATCACCCCTACTATAGTGCCAATCGGGGGATCCTGAATCCAGCCAGTTCCGGATGCTTTCGGAGCATTGGGGTTGTCTGCCAAAACGGGGTAGGTGCAAGGCAAAAACATTTCGGCTCGGTCGACGGGGTCCACGTCGGTCTCGAGACTGTAGCCTGCTCGATCGAAGATCCATGTCACCAAGTCATACCAGTTGAGGTGGGGGTAGAACTTGTCCAACTCCCTGACTTGCCTGATTGCCTCCATGGAGACAGGGGGGATGTTCGGGTTCTTCTGGAGAGTTGCATATAGCCAAAAGTACAGGACTTTAGATTCCTCGGAGCCGGAGAGGTATCGCTCGGCCTGTCCCATTGTGTCCGTGTACCACTTGAGGAGGAACATGCCAGTCCCGGGATCCTTCGCGTCAGTGTTGTTGAGGGTGTCGAACAAGTCAGCGGTTGCTCCAAGAATCTGGATGCCGATTGACGTGTCCGACACGTCTACGATGTTCAGCACTGCTCCCGCCGGGGATATGAGTGCTCCCTCATAGAATAGCTGGCAAGGGAACTTCATGTATGGCACATACGACCCCGAGCCAATTACAAAACTGAACTGGAATGCTTGCTCATTGTGAGTCGTCCTGGGCAGACTGATACGCTGGGAATATGAGGCATTACGGTCTTTCAGCTCAGCCAGGTTGTTGATCTGGTAGTTCATCGCAGGAGCATCAAGCGGGAGGTCCAGTGACCAGACCTCGCCGTCAATGCCTTTCATGAGTAGTTCGTAGTTCATATTACCACTGAGTTTGTTCGTCAATAAGCTGGAACTCGTAGCTAACAGTGTTCCGGGGAGTCTTGGTGTCCCAAGTTAAGTCCGTGTCATCTACGAGGACTCGTTGCCATAACCCAACTGAGTAGTTATACCTTTGAACAAGAGGTGAGAGAGCAACTCCTTTGAGCAAGTTGAAGTCGTTCTCATCAAGCTGTTCTGCTCCGGCTTGGACTATGTTTTTAAACTCCGGAGCTAACTCGCCTCTCGTCTGTGAGGCATAGGAGTCTCTGGAATTCGCTAATACGTATTGGTCTCCCCGGTCAACCTCCTGCGTATACTTCTTGTGTTGCTCAAACATGTAAGTGTCCCATCCGCCTTTCTGGTTTATCCAGCGAATGTAGAATGGGTTGCAAGGAACTTCTGCATCAACGTAGTATATGTGCCATCTGTCAGAGTTAATGGGCAAATTGCGATTCCGGACAATGACGTAGTCAGCACCATCTGCCATCTCCTCGTCGAACTCGAGGACAAACGGAATGTTGATTCTGGGGGAGATCTCCATTGTTTTGAAAGCTGTAGTCCTCGTGTACATAACATTCACTTCCATGGCTGACTGCGAGTTGAGTGCTTGAGAACCTTTCGCAAAAACGGTTAAGAAGTTCGGGTACCCAAAATATTTCTTAACGTATATCCGTCTCTCACTGTCCGGAGTTCTGTCAGTCAATACGAGTCCTACGTTTGACTGAGAGAGGTTAACGTTGAAACCTCGGGGTCGTACTCCCCGGGAGGCATAACGAACATTGAAGTCCTGTTCCCCAATGCCTCTGTAGGCGTATGCCGATATGAGGTTGTAGTCAATGCCAAAACTTATGTTTGTATTAATGTACGGGAATGTTCTGGGACGATCCCGGAACCCAGCTTTAGCTAAAAAGCTGAGATCGTATTTCTTCTTCGGCCCGAATCCCGAGTCTCTGTAGATGCCGATGCTTTCAGTTAGTGAGTTTGCTGCTTTCACTGGACTGGGGCTATAGCCGATAAAGTTCTTCCCGTAGGCCAAAGACATGTTGTTCAGTGTTACCTTCATCCCAGATGTTGATCCTGACTCCCCGGCATATATTCTCAGTACCGTGTTGGGGTATCTCACATTTTCAGTATTAGGGATTTGGACAAGCCATGTCATAGAAGAGCCAATCGCAAGATTGGCCGTAGCAACCCTGACCACCCCATGTCCTTCTGCGTTTCCTTGGTATAACGCGACCGTCAGGGGAGCTTCTACGTTTGCTGTGCCAAGGCCAACCCGAAAAGCATACCATTCCCCGGGTACCATCCTACGAGGTATTGCAAACTCTCTGAACCATTCTTCATCGCCGCCATTACTATTGTCAAACACCTCGTATTGATTGTTGTCAATGATGTTAAGCGAGATCATGTTGGCCTCATCGAAGTTCTGAGTCTCGATCTCAATCCCGGGTGTTGAGTTGTCGGTCTCAACTGGTATTTGCGAATATGCTGAGTAGAAGGAATCGTCAGCCGGTTGTTTGGTAATTGCCATATCGCGTTATATTATATATCCGTGGTCCATATTGTTGTCAGGTACGAAAGCCTCTTCTATGAGAACCTCCATTGCCCGGTCTAAGTGCTGAGCCAGGTACTTCTCGAAGTTGTCAGCGGGAGTGTCGACCAAGTCAACGTAAATGTGATTTCGGTAAAGCTCTGAGCCCTCTCGCTTTATCTTCCATGCAGTGGCATTCCCGAATCGGACCAGGTCTTTCGGGTCCGAGAAGGTGATTCCTTTGAGCTTTGCCCACTCCATGATGATCTGTCCCAAGTTGGCGGGGATCTTTCCAGGGCCTCGGCCTCGTATGAGAGTGTAGAAGTAGTTTGGAGCTTCGATCGTTCCCCAAACTGTTTCACCTTCTCGTCCCGTCTGCACTGTTATCTGAGCATAGGTTCTGCCTGAAGCTTCCTGCCCGGCGTCCTGTGATGCCCGGATGATCTCGTCCCGCATCTGAGTGAGTCCCTCAGCCAATATCTGTTCCAGCTCTACCGCCATTTGTTTCGGGGTTTGCGAGCATTGGCTTTCTGTTGAGCCTTCCGCTCCAGTTCCTTGTTCAGTCGCTCACGGAAGAGGTGGCTCTGCAAGTTGGTGAAAAGGAGGTTGTACACCTTTCCGTATTTCCATTCCAGAATCTCATCCGGGTCCTTAGAGTAGTCCTTGGCCAGTGCAGTGATGGTGGCCATCTCGCCAACCACCATGGAGAATTGGGCAATGCCGGCTGCCTTTTCCTCAGCACTGGGCTCGTACTTGAGCTCAGCCTGTTCTCGTTCAATCCAGTACTTAATCCCCCGGAGAACCTCGTACCAATACTCGACAATTTCTGAGGTGTTCCTCAGGCTCCATTTGACACCAAGACATTGCATGCCTTCTTTCATCTTGTCTATGTCGGTCATCTCCTTGTCAGTGATAATCCGGCCAAGCTCTATGCGTTGGCCGAACGTCATCTGACCGCCTTGTATGTCGATTCGCTGTATCATCCTCTTTTGATGTAGCAATGTTTGAAACTCCACTCCGTGTCAGGATGGTCGTTCATCCGGATCTGGTCTACGAGGTAGTCCTCTACGATATATCCCGGCACGTCGGGGAAACGGAATGTGGAGCATTGCCATCCTGTTTTGTCGCTCCAGATGACGTGGTCATCCATCACGCCATGACCGTTGTCGGAATGGGTGAGACATGTCAGAGACCGGTCATCGTCGCTAAACCAAGATCCTGCGATGAGCCATGCAGTGATGTCTGTTACTCCCTCCGTTGGGTACCCGGGGTCTCCGGCTTTCCATGTAGGCATGGGCAAGTCCTGACGGTCAAAGAATAGAGTGCATCCTCTCAAGTCGTATCGTCTTTTGATGACGTCAAGCAGTGGACTATAGTATCGATCCTTGTAGGCGTCCAAGCACCAGTCCTGTTTTAAGGTGAACTCCAGTCCGACACTTACTTCGTTGGCGTCGAACCTGGCAGACGGGTACAACACCCGAACGGTGTTCATGATGTCGGGATATTGCTTGACCAGTTGTGAGTTCTTGAGCAAGTAGAGGAAAGGCCGGACCATCTGCTCCTCGATTTGGTTCTTCAACTCCAGACGGCCGATGGTGGGAGAATTCTTGCTGAACTTCGTATCGCCTTTGTAGGCATCGTTGGCCATCGGCTCGAACTTGCAGAAATAGACCTGCATGATGGTACGCTGAGTGGGATAGCCCCGATATGGCGTATCGTAGTAGCCAGTGGTGGGCTCCTCAACATAGACAAAGTCGGACGACGTCTGATTGCCGTCCGAGTCTGTCACGAACCTCTCCATCGTATCCACTTTGACGTTCAGCATTCGAGCCTGGTCACACTCAAAGACGGCCAGAGGATTGACCATCTTGACCATGTTGCGGATGAGGGTTATGATGTCCAGTATCATCGTTTTGCGGGAATTATGATTTTGGCGGACTTCATGCCAGTCGCCTTCGGCTTGATCTCGAATATCATTCGCATGATGAGCATGTCCAGGAAGTCTGGTGACCTGCCGAGGAGCTGCTTCATGGTGTCCTTAGAGATGAGCTCTCGCTTCTGCTCAGCGGAGTTCGTGTTCTTGGACTTGAGGACCGTCATCTCCTGCTTGATCTTCTCCTGGACCTCGGGAGAGCAGATTATGTGGATCTGACGTTTGTTGATGAGTTCTGCCAGCTTGAATGCGCACTCCGACTTGATGTTGTTGTACGTCTTGGAGTCAATGGCTGATTGTCCCCCATGGAATTCCCGAATGCCTTTCAGATAGCTCTCCAAGTAGAACCCAAGTCCGTCAGCGTCCGAGACGATACTGGACCGGGGGACTTTCAGACCGGTGGCCAATTTGGCGATCTTCTCCTCCATCTCCTTGCCTTCCGAGAAGCCTTTGGCGACGGGGATCCGACAGACCATGCCATCCCAGGTTCCAACCACCCAACTGTCTCGTCCTTTTCCAGCAAGGTCAGTGCTAATGAACCGATTGCCCGTCGGGAGTACGAACTCATTGCTGAACATGTCGCACACTGCATCATAGTCGACCAGCCAATTCGGGTCATCGTCATACTCCCAGTTGCCAAAGACCAATCGCTCGACCTGCGATTGAGTCAGGTTCTGGAGAAGCCCTTCAATGTATCTGTCCGGGAGAGTCTTGTTGTCCTGGGGCAGAGCTTTAACAAACCGACGCCAAGGAGGCAACTTGTTCTCTTTCCACGGCTTGTAGTAGTCCGTGTAGAGGAAATTGTTGGACGGGTTGCAGGTGATGAGAAGTTTGGGAGCCAGCTTGTAGACGTCGTTCTTCCATCGACCGATGGAAGCCTGGAGGTTGGTCTTCGCCTCGCGGATAAACTCGCCACCCTCTTCGATCCACCCCCGAGTCATCTGCATGGACCCGAATCTCTCGTACATGGGATCGCTGGGGTTGTACTTGGCATCGATGAGATAGATGCGGCTTTTGTTGTACAACTCGAAAAAGTTGTATTGACCATTGAAGTGGTAGTAGTTCTCCGTGATGCCCCAATGGGCAAATACCTCGTAGAGGGAGGGAATAGTGTACCGGACTAAGTCAGCGGCCGTCTTACGCGCAATAAAATAAAAGGTCTCCGGGTAGGTGAGGGCATCGCCGGCTATCAAGGAACACCCGAGGTACGATTTGCCAGCACCTTTCGTGCCAGCATACAGAATGTCAGTGACCGAGTCATCAAGCCATAACCGAGCCACTTCCTTCTGCTTCTCGTTGCCTTTGGTGTCAAATTGAAGCCGGCGTCCCATTTTATTTTACCTCCATTCCGGTTATCTGTTCGAGAGTGATGCCTCCCGTCAGGTTGACATTGGTCTTGCGTCCTTGAAGTACCTGGATAAGGCTGGCAGCGTACTTACCAACCAGTGCTCCCTCAATCTGCTGGGAATTGATGGCGTCCTCGATGGTGCCACCAATTGCAGCTGCTACCGGGTCTCCCGTGAGCTCCTCGTACTCAACAGGATTGATGCCAGCAAACAGCCTAAATGATTCGATGGTCATCGGGCGGGAAATGTAGACGCTACAGTCTTCGCCATTCTTATTCTTGTGAGCCTGGGAGAAATAGTTATCCTGCATGAATTTGCAATACTCGACGAATGCAAAATAAAGCTCCTCCGCGTCGGTGGGCTTTACAAATTCCCCGGCGTCTCGCCTTTTCTGTCCCTCCTCCATATAGGCGAGCGGACTCATTTTATATGTGCTTCGTGCCATGCCTCAAATATAATCAAACCTTATACAAATTAAAAATTTATTTCTGCACAACAATCCCCGGAGCGTTTGGCCCCGGGGATCTTTAATTTATTCGCTTACGCGAATGAGGGTCACGCCAAACCACAGGAACTTGATCGAAATGCCATTCGGCCAAATCATGCCTTCGTGGACCGTGGCGATGGAAGGAGTCCAATTACAGTACTTGGTATTGACCTCCGAGTACAAAGCCCAGTTCTTCCCGAGCTGCTTAAAGTGTTTTGCTTTCATTCTTGAAAATTTTTAGTTTCGTATGCGCGAGTGCCGTCCAGTATTTGTGGGTCGAGAGAAGGCCCAACTTGGCACCAATTCTACTGGACCAATTCTACTGGACCAATTCTACTGGACCAATTTGGCACCAGTTCTACTGACTCTACCAGTTCTACTGATTCTACTCGCCTACGACTTCTTTTTGAATTTTTGAATCCGTCTCTCAGCTCTCTCCATCTGTTTGATGGATCTGTTCAACTTCCGTTTGGGGTTGATCCACCATTGGCGGATCCCGCCGAAAATCGCGAACAGGCCGATGATGGCCAACAGGTAAATTGCAATCATTTTCTACGCCTCCTTTCTAATTTGTTTTGTAGTTTGCGGACCTCAACCCAGTCCTCGTGCCGCATCCATTCCGGACGGGATAGCAGGGACAGCTGACCCCGTGCTATTCGCATGGTGATCTTTTTCAATTTGCGGGCGTAGCTCAGGACCTCCCGCTCCTCTTTTGAGTAGATCCCAAGCCATCGCCGGAACACTCCAAGTTTTCCAGTTGGGGGTAGCCCCAATTTCTCAGTTTTTTCCATAATAAACAATATTTGACCAGTAGTAAACAATAAAATTTCTTATTGTTTCTCACCTAAGTGATTGATATTCAATTGATTAGGTCCCCAATTCTCCTCCCGAGAAACAATGTAAACAATGTTTCTGTGCACTCTATTTTGTGATTTTTCATTTCCTAAATTGGTCATAATTTTCTTCATATTTCCTATTCAGGTTTTCCTCCTAAATTATTGTTTACATTGTTTACAAGGGCCTAAACCATTGATATTCAATCGATTATCGAGAAACAATGATTGTTTATTATTGTTTCTCATTGTTTACTGCTGTTTTAATTTAAGTGATTGATTATCAATAATTTGGGATTATTTCCATTGGAACAATAAACAATAAACAATAGGGGTCCCCCGGATTTTAGGGGAGGGGCTGTCGAGATTTTTGCCAATAAACAATGGAACAATGGTTTTATCAACTTTTGGGGCCGAGGGTCCCACTGATTTGTAAACAATGAAACAATGGTTTGACCAACTTTTTGGGCCGGGGCCATGGGAAAATTGTAAACAATGAAACAATAAAACCCTCAACTTTTGGGTCCGGGGCCCTATTCACCCGTGGACCCGAAGCCCCCCACTCCTCTCTCAGTCGATTGCGGGAAAAGCTCGGCCTCCGATTCGAGAACTTCCACCCCGACATAGACGATCGGCATCACCAAACCTTGAACCAGCTTCATCCCCGGCTTGAGGATGACGATCTCCTTGCCGACATTCATGACGTGCAGATGGATCTCTCCTTGATAGTCTTCGTCAACCACGCAGGCTCCGACCTGGAGCTGGTACTTGGTGGCAATGCCACTCTTGTTGAACATGATGAGGGCACACCCCCGGGGGATTTGAGCTTTGATACCGGACGGGATGTTGATACTTTCGCCCGGCCAGATCTGTCTGGCTTCGAAGTCTTCCGGGATGTAGAAGTCCAGCCCGGCGGACAGACCCGTTCCTCTGGTCGGGGTCTTTACGTTTCTTACTTTTACGATTTTCATTTCTTAAAATATTTTTCGAGACGAGCTCGGTGTGTTGTGCCTGATGAGAGTGATGCTCCTTCTATGAAATTATACCGAGTGTGAAGAGGCAGCTCCTGGAATGCCTTCTTGAACGGTTGACCATCCGATTCAAATATCTTGCCCGCGGGATTTCCGGGGGTGACGTCTTTCATTTTTCGAGACTTGATCCACCACAAAGCCTCTTCCCGACTTATGGAACGTATGGAAGGTCTAATGGACCCATTCCTGAGCGTCATTTTGAACCACTGAGCCTCCGTATTGGAGTCATCTTCCCTAAACCATACCCGGTAATATCCAATAGCTATTGCCATAAGTTGTAGAATATTTCGTGACACTTCTTGCGGTACGCCATCGGATCCTGCCGTATACTTTGGCACTTGAGAGGCTCTTTGGGTCGGTCGAGGATCTCCTTTGGCAGAACGTCGCTGAAAGCATCTTTGAGAATGCGCTTGTGAGTTCTGTCCTCCCGGGGCAAACGGAGAGCGAACCTGACAACGTCATGTCCCAGGAATGGGGACCGGAGTTCAACTGTGCTCCTCATGGAAGCCCGGTCAAGACGAGGCATGTGGTAGAACGGAAGCTCTTGGAACACGTCTGAGAGCTGGGAGTCGTAGTCATCGACTCGGCGATAACCCCCGAATAGTTCGTCAGCTCCATCCCCGGTCAGGATGACCTTCTCTCGTACCTTCTCCATGAGTCTGAACTGGGGGATCATGGAGCCCAAGTCGATGGGGGTTTCGTTGTAGCGGAGACACCTCTCCAGGCAATTATCATCTGGGATGGGGCCAAGGGAGGTGATAGAAACCCCTAAAAATTCGGACAATAGCATGCCAAATTTTGATTCATTATTCTCCACCATATAGAGATTAACCCCCAGACCCATTCGATGAAGAATAGAGGCAACTATGGACGAATCCAGTCCTCCAGAAACCAAAGCTCCGACCGGGACTTTAGAATACATTGCCCGGCGTTTTACGGACCTCTCGACCAAGCCCCGGAGGACTTCGGCGAACTCGGATTTTGCGAAATGACTCCGTTCCCCTATCTCCCATCTGTAGTAGTCCCTCCGGATAATTGTGGGCTTCACCTTCATGTCATCGAAGGAATAGACAGTATTCGGCATAATACGCTTGACGTTGTTCCATGGAGTTCTGTCATCCCAGTTGTACCCCCATTTGAAGACTTCCGACTGATAGTACCGGTCGAAGTCTCGGAAGTCCGACACCAACGGGGTTATCTCCGAGCAGATTTCCCCGAATTGGTTGTAGTAGAGTTGCTTCTTTCCGAGAGGGTCGGTGAAAGCAATAATTTGACCCTTCCGGTACCAGCATATTGCCCACATGCCATCCCAGTGATTGGCTTCACAGATGATGTCTTCGAGACACGAGGATCCAAACAGGTCGCGGAGGTACTCGACGTCGCTGTTATACTTCTGAGGGTAGTTGTAGATCTCCCCGACGTAAAGGAGCCATCCGTTGTCTCCTGCCAGTCTTATGGGCTGAGCCAGGTCATCCCCTGGCTCAGTCTGAATGGGCAAACGGACATGACCGAGAAACCATCCCCCCTGAGCAATCTGAACAGTTTCAGTCCCCCGATGTTGTATCTTGTAGACAGTGTTGATCCTTCTTGATATACTTATTCCACACATATCACTTGAGTTTGTTTTTGAGAGCGTCTATGAGACAGACGATCCCTATTCCGATTATTACTGCTATTGCCAGCCCAATGATGATGGGCTCCTCATTTCCCCCTGCCATGTCTTTTGCGCTTTATGTCCTTTCTGACTTCATCGACCGCAACCAAGAATGTTATATAGAATACAGCTGCTCCAGCCAAAGAGGTCAAGGCTACCCCGATCAATACTTTAACTTCTACGGGCATCTTTCTTCGAATTTTTGAGGATCTGTTGTGCCTTCTTCTCGATCCAGTTAGTGTAGCACTGGCTCCCCATGTGGAGCCCAGTCAGGAGCTTCGAGCATCCCGGGCAGAACATGCAATCGTCATATTGCTGATGAGCTTTAGCTCTTGCTTCGTCGATAGTCATAGCTTAATAGATTACCCATTTGGAAAGATCTTCGTTGTATGCATGGAGGGACCCAGCGAAGTAATGCAGAGATCCCTTCTTGAGAGAGGGGTAGGTAGCTGCAAGGATGTTGAACACGTAGTCCATCATGGCCTCCGTCAACCAGATGTCAATTGCGAAGTGCTTGAAGAAGTCATTGCTCCGAATGTAATATATCACGTGGAGCCGATTGTTTCGGATGAGGAACTGGTAGCTGACGGAGCAAGGTACTCGGGTCAAAGCCCCGGCTGTTGCCCGGGTGTCCTCCGGCTCGAAGATCATGACCATTGCTCGTCTGGAGTGCGGGTCGTCCCGGAGAGTCATGATGACATTGTCCAACTGGTGTATTTCGGGTCCCTTGTGAAAAATGTGCAGACGCTCTGAATAGGTGTAGTCGAAGCGACCCTCCTGACGAGTCTTGCTCACCAGCTTCTGCCACAAGTCCCGGCGGATCTCCCAGCTCTTACCCGGATTGACCCCGTTTCGGTCAAGCCGGTCGGAGAGCTCTGCTCGGCAATACTTCTCGATGAGCTCGGCCTCGTCTTTGAACATGAAGTCGAGCATCTCACGTTTGCCGAGATACGGCTTCGAGATGACGAAGCTCACCCCGATGAGTTCCTTGGTGAACCGGTCGTCCCCGCTGAGTTCCTGGTTTTGGTAATGGTTGACCGGGACCGTAATGCCGGAAACCTTGAGCTCCCGATCCATCTCCCGGATCATTTCGAAACAGTCTTTGAATATTCTACCCATGTCAATATTTGGATTTAATGCGAAACAGATTTACTTGATACTTCAACGACCAGAGCTCTTTGACTCGAGTCTCTGAGAGGCCCAAATGCTCGAACATTATGACGAAGTAAGTCCATATCCACTTGAGCCGGTCCTCGAAAACTACCAAGTCAACCATGTACTGAGATTGTCTCCACTCTCTGTTCTTGAGACAGTTTGCTGTCATGCCGATGTTTCCGATTAGGGTAAGCAGATCTCCCGCAAAATCTTCGTCTTCCAGAACCTGTGCCCATTTAGGCAGCGTCCAGTCGAAAGTGGGAGTCATGCCATAAAGCTGGTAAAGCTCCAACATGAAGTTGAATGCGTCAATCAGCTCCTCATCAAAGTGCTCGCCATCGAGTTCCTCCTCGATAGCCTCCTTTGCCTCAGCGAGTTCCTCGACAATCTGCCAACAGAGTTTCTTGAATAGTTCTTGATCCTCCAAAGTGTTGATGTCAAAGTTCGCGATGCGCTCCTTGAAGTATGGCCTGTACATGAGCTGGAGCTCCCCCTGGAGGGCATAAATCTCTTCCCAGCTCTTAATGAATGGCTTAAAGTCTTGTGTATTCATGGCTTGATGTTTGAGAATGGATTGTACTGTTCCGGATCGTTTTTGTGGGAGTAGTATACAGCTATTCTGCGTCCCTCTTCTGTGAGAACATGTTTGATCTCATGCACCTCGATGGGACTGATCCGGATGAAGTCCACAGCCTCCGAAATGGTTGAGAAGTACGTAGGTACTACTCCCGGAGCTTTTAACGGCTTGGGTTCCTCGAGTTCGTTGTTGATGGCCCCGATTGTGGCTACCATGTCAAGGAGGTTGTCCTCCTTGTGTGCATTGGATTCACGTGCCATTTTCACTGCCACTTGGACCCAAGACACGTCAAGAGCGGTCAGAGGCTTACCGGTAATGACCGAGGCGATCTCTGCGGCCTTCTGGTTGCATTCCATGAATGGTCCGTATTGTCTCTCCTTCTCCTCCGACCGCTCATTGATGATTTGGTCAGCGTGTTTAAGTATGTTACTCATGATTTTTAGTATATAGGTTAGACCCCGGGGAGGGACTCGAACCCTCCTGTACCACTCCGGGGTGCCAAGTGGAGTGACGGCTCCACTTGGCGAGGAGTTCTGACTTACTCCTCAGCCGGTGCGTTCTCCGGCTCGTTCTGTTCTGCTTCGGGAGCTGCTTCGGGAGCTGCTTCGGGAGCTGCCTCGTCAGCCTTCTTCCGGCCGCGCTTCGGCTTCTCCTCGGGAACCGGTGCCATCTCGCCGAGCTCCAGGTCCTTCGAGTCGATGCCCTTGCCCCAGACGTGACCGTCGTTGGTCTTGATTCGGTACTGGATGAAGTTGTTGCGGGGGTCGAGACGAACTCCGATGATGATGCCGTCGGTCTGCTCCTTGGTCTTCGTGCAGATGAACTTGCAGAAGCGACCAATGTTGGTTTTGGCATTCTCGAGGTTAGCCTTTGCCTCCTCGGCCGATACCTCCTTTTTCAGCGGGCGGGGTTCCTTGGGCTCCTTCGGAGTCTTTGCCTTGCGAGCCTTCTTCGGCTTCTCCTCGGCGACCTCGTCGTTCTCCTTGATGTCGTTCTCGGCTTTGTACTCCTCGGTCTCAGTGGCGTTGTAGACAGCGCCCTCCTCTGCCGGATGTTCCTGAGATGCTCCTCTCGATGCGAGGATGGATTCGATGGCGTCAAGCTCGTCACCGGTCTTGACCTTGGCCAACTTTTGAAGAACTTTCGAGCTGTAGCTCTTGTACTTTTCGATAAACTTTTCCATAGTGTTTAGTTGTTAAGTGTAGTGTAAAAGTAAGAAAAAATGTCCAATTAAAAAAATTTTTCACCAGAAAAATTGAAATTATTTCAATCCAATTCGACTGTGATTATGTCCAATATGTTGGAGGTCCTCATGCTATTGACTGACAGTAGAGCCCTTCGGATCCCCAAGTCCCTCATTGCTCGCTTTGCTTGAGCAATGGCTCTGGCTTTGATTCTTCCGTCGGGGATAGCTGCTTCGTAGCTGTTGTAATCCTCGTCCATTAATTCGTAGTAATATCGTTTCATTGTCCTTTTGTTTGTAGTACAAATATACGAAAATTATTTTTATTACTACGATGTTTTGCGATATTTTTTCAGATATTTTTCGACCCTCGCTTTTACAGCTTCCATGAGAGCATCCTGTCCCCGAGTCTTCGCTTTCTGGGCTCTTATGACGTCCTGGTCCACTGTCTTCGAGCATACCAGTTTATTGACTATAACAACCTCCTTCTGTCCTTGTCTGTCAAGTCGAGCATTGAACTGCTGCTCCAGCTCAAGAGAATAGGTCTGCCCAAACCAGATGATGCGGTGTCCTCCGGCTTGGAGGTTGAGCCCATGACCCCCGGAAGCCGGGTGCATCAAAAGAACCTGGATTCTGCCGGCATTCCAGTCAACGATGTCCTTCTCCGTTTTGAGTTCCCGGGGCTTATACTTGGCGAGAGCCTTCATGAGTCGGTCCCTATCATGCTGGAAGGTCCAACCTATGAGGACCGACTGTCCCCCGGCGTCCTCAATGAGTTCCTTCGTGGCTTCGATCTTCAACGTGTGCACCTCGTGAGCCACTCTCTGTTCATCGTACACTGCTCCATTGGCAAACTGGAGGAGCTTAGTGGACAAAGCTGCTGCATTGACAGCTGGTATCTCTACAGCGTCCCCGAGCTGATCAATCATGCTGAGAACTTGTTCCTCCTCGAAAGAGTCATAAGCTTTTTGGATTTCTGGGGGCATCTGGATCTCTACTATGTTGTCGATTCGCTCGGGGAGATCGAGGTAGTCCTTAGCTTTCATGCTCATGCAGATGTCCCCTATCTTTGAATATATCCGCTCCTGATTCTCTTTGGATATGTCGTACGAATATACAATATGCCCGTTTCTACGTCCGGGCTTAAAGTAGTTGTCACGATAGTGGGATATGTATTTGCCCAAGCGCTCTCCCCGGTCCAGGAGGTACATTTGGGCCCAAAGGTCCATAAGACCGTTGGGTGCCGGGGTACCAGTCAAACCTACTACTCGGGAGAGTGAAGCCTGAACGTGCTTAAGAGCTTTGAATCGGATTGACTTGGGATTCTTGAAACTGCTGAGCTCGTCGATGACCACCATGTCGAATGGTAGGCAAGATCCCCCGTAGAGTCCGCATAGCCAAGCCACGTTGTCTCTCCCGATGGTGTATATGTCTGCCTTCTTGGCGAGAGCCTCACGACGTTGACGTTCTGTTCCGATGATGCGAGACACTTTAATGTGCTTCAAATGGTCCCATTTCTCGACCTCCTGTGTCCAGACTGATTCGGCTACTCTTTTGGGAGCTATGACTAATACTCGTCGGACCTCAACCTCTTTAAACATGAGCTCGTTGATGGCTGTCAAAGTAGACACGGTTTTACCCAATCCCATGTCCAGGAACAGAGCACAGTGCGTGTGGCTTATTATGTGGTCAACAGCTTGTAGCTGGTATTGATGGAGATCATTTTCGGTCATATTCCAATGCTAACATTTTACAACCCATGGTCGTGTCTATCACCTCGACTCGAAAGCCCATTGCTTTCAGTTTCTGGTGCATTAATGTCTGTATTTTTCTGGGCTTTTTGCCGAATGCTTTCAACTCAACGAAAACGACTTCGCCACCGGGGAACAGACAGAGCCGGTCGGGGAGGCCAGCATTGTGAATTGCGGGGAGTTTCAAACACCAGCCACCAACTCTCTCCACCTCAGTGACGAGCCGTTTCTCAATCGAGTTTTCGCACGTAGTATTTTTGCTTTCCATAAATGGGGAAATTTTTAGTAGACTTGCATGGCTCCCATTCGGGCATGCTCTTTAACAAGTCATTGATTTCTCGAGTCTTATACCGGTCCATGTCCTCCCTGTTCCGCCCAAGACATTCGCACCATATCTCAGCAACACACACGTAGTCTCGGGGGGTGGTCCCTTTGGGGTTTAACTCATCGGCCAGGAAGTCTCTTCTCTGGTATAGGTCCATTGAGTCCCAGTTGTCCGGGAGTTGACGTTCCAAGTACGCCTCAATGATGCCTTTCCGTTCATCCGACTCGCTGTGCGAGCTTTGCTCATTTTTGGCTATTTTTTCTGCTTCATGGCTCAAATAGAGTTTTTCCTTGGATTTGTACAGGACAACTGCCTCAGCCCATATCTGGTCTATCTCGTCGTCCAGTTCCATGAACACGTCTTTTTTGGCATTGTTGGGGACCACGTCCACTGGCATGAAGCGTCTGTTGCCAGTGGGATCTCTCAGGAATTCGCTGTCGTTGGTGGTGCCGAAAAAGACGCATTGCCGGGGATATATCTCAGAAGTTCTGGCATACGCTGGTCGGAATGAGTCTTCGGACTTAGATATGAAATGCTTCACTGACTCAACCTCCGCTTTGCGGAGACCGGAGAGCTCAGCTATTTCAATAAGCCATGCCCCCTGGATCTGCTCGAGAGCCTCCTTTCCTTGGACTGTCAGGAATGTATCGCTAAACCAGGATTTTCCCAATTTTTTGATGAACGTACTTTTGCCGGATCCTTGAGGTCCTACGAGCATAAGCACAAGGTCGAATTTGACCCCGGGGTTCATAACTCGGGCAACTGCTCCAACCAGCATCTTGCGGATGGCTTCACGGGAGTAGATATTGTCGTCAGCTCCCATGTAGTCAATTAGGAGTTTGTCTACCCGTTGGATCCCGTCCCATTTGAGGTCATTGAGGTAGTCCAGAATCGGGTGGAAGTGGTTGCGTTCAAATTCCAGAGCCATGGCATCGTCGATCTTTAGCGAGGACGTTATGCCATATACGCAACCCAAATAGTTCCTGACACCGGAATAGTCTACGTTCTTGACCGGCTCCGGCTTAACAACCCGACGCCACGGGAGATTCCCGAAAACGTACCTCTTCCCGTCAAAGTCGTTTTGTCTGAACAGTCTTTTGAACCGGGGATCGTTTGCAAATATGAGGTTGAGGTTGGCATCCGACGAGAGGTACGCTCCCCGAGTATCAACCTCCAGCTCCTTCATCCACTCGACGCTCTCAGCCTCCGGGTCAACCTCCTTTTCGACGACTTCTTCCTGAGTCCGATCATGCTCTGGATCGGCAAACTCGTACTTGGCACTGTTGATGTGGTCGTTGGCAATGGTTGTCTTAGTGTCGGGGTCATTGCGTACGAACTCCTCCATTGCTGACACACTTGGCAACTTCGACGAGGGATCCTTGACCTTGTCGTCAAGGTGGCCGAATTTGTGTATGCGGACCAAGTCAAACGCATTGCAAAGCTTGCCCCCGCATGGGTCAGTCCCGTGATGGGAATAAGCGAACTTGTCCTCATACACGATCAGACCAGCCGAGGCGCTGCCTTTTGTGTAAGTGTATCTGTCTTCCAATGCTGACGGGACATAGGTGTCGGAGAGGAAGGTCTCTATTGCTTCGGGTATGGAGTACGTCCTACAGAACGCTCCTATGAGCCCCCTCTTTATGGTTGGGTCCTCCTGCTTCTTAACGGCTCTGTCGACAGCTTCGAAACGGGACGAAGCTGTGGGCCAAAGTGATGAGTCCTTCCAATCGGCATAGGAGTTGAGGATCTCGTCAGCATCAATCCATGGACCGTCCTGAACCCTAAAGTAGTAGTCCATGTCCTTCGGCGTAGAAGGCCAGAACATGAGTCGGTTGGTCTCGAAAGTTGAATTGTCGAAAAGGTCTATGCCGATTATCCCGGCAATTTTTCGGCTTATGGCCACATACTCATCAGCCGTGACCTCTCTGCTCAGTGGCATTATTAGTCTGTACCTGGGAGACGCATCCGAGTGTTTGTGAGTCCCATGCAGAACAGCTGCATTGTCAAACTGGAGAGTAAAGTCATCCCAGAGGTCTTTGTGGGCAAAATCCAAGTCGAGGGTCATCA